CCATGGATAAAGGAGGCGAGGAATACAAAGGATTATGGAATGACTCTGATCCTAGCGAGCGTAATAACAACGGAAGAACCAGATCTGGACTTTACAGAATATTTGTCCCAGCATACGAAGCATTAGAGGGGTTCTTTGACAGGTACGGAAATGCTATAGTTGAAAACCCAGAGAAAGAAGTTATCGGTATTGACGGAGAAATGGTTGATCAGGGCAGCCGTAAGTATCTTAAAAACGAACGCCACTCGTTTAAGGATGATCCGTCAGAGCTTAATGAAATTATTCGTCAGTTTCCTTTTACAGAGGATGAAGCTTTCAGAGACAGCATTGAGGGGAGTCTGTTTAATATAGGTAAGATCTATCAGCAGATAGAATATAACGATGATCTCTATCCAAATCCAGTCGTTAAGGGTAATTTCGTATGGGTTAAGAAAGACGAAGAAGTCGCTTTCTCTCCAGACCCAAACGGCAGGTTTCTTGTCTCTTGGCAGCCCCCTAACAATTTAAGAAACAAAAAGTTAGAGGAAAGGGGCAAAAAAGTGGCTCCAAACTCTCACATAGGCTGTGGTGGAGTCGACTCGTATGATCTTGATGCTACGGTAGACGGCAGGGGATCTAAAGGGGCTCTTCATCTGTACAATAAATTCAACATGGAAGCACCTTCTAATATGTTTGTTGTTGAGTACGCTTCTAGACCAGACCTCGCTAGTATTTTTTATGAAGATGTACTTAAGTGTGCTTTTTACTATGGCTACCCTCTTCTTATAGAAAACAACAAGTACGGAATAGCAAGATACTTTGAATCAAGAGGTTACGACGGATACCTTATGGATAGGCCAGACTTTTTGAAAAACCCCAACTCGTCTTCAAATGTTAAAACCAAAGGCATACCGTCAAACTCTCAGGACGTGATCCAGTCTCATGCTCAGGCTATAGAGGCGTATATACATGATCACGTAGGGGTAAACCATGAATCTGGCTCTGTTGGTAATATGTATTTTAATAAGACTCTTGAGGATTGGATTGGATACAAGATAGACAAGAGAACTAAGTTTGACTTAACGATTAGCTCTGGTTTAGCTTTGCTTGCTTCTCAAAAAGCTAAAAAAGAAAAACCTGTTTCAGACTTTACTGACAAGCAGTTTGTACGTAGATTTAAGCCAAAACTCTGGCACTCCTAGTTTTACTATATTTGCATTGAGTTAAAATAACTCCACTCATTGCAAATGATGAACAACACAAACAAATCAGGTTTCCCAGACCCGCTTTCAGCCCCAGAAGAAAAAGGCTCGAAAGACTATGGTTTGAGGTACGCCAAAGCTATTTATCATCAGTGGGGTAAAATGGACCAAGATGGGTCCACCTACAGAAACAGAAATAGAACATTCGAAAGAAATAGGAAGTACGCTAACGGAACTCAGGATACGGCTATATATAGAAGCTTATTGACATCTCTTGATCCTAATAACGGGGATGGAAGCATGTTAAACCTGGACTTTACTCCAGTTCCAATTCTTCCTAAGTTTGTTAGAATTGTAGTAAACAAGATACTTTCTCTCTCTCCTTACCCAAACCTAGAGGCTATAGATCCTCTTTCTTCTTCTGATAAAGACATGCAGAAAAAGAAGATGGAATTTGCCGTAAAAGCAAAGAAGTCTTTACAGGGGCTTAAGAATAAATTGGGTGTTGAAGTTTTCGGAAACCCTGATGCAGTTCCAGATACACTAGAGGAGGCTGAGATCTTTATGGGGACTAACATTAAAGCTGACTCTGAAATTGCGGCTCAGCTTGGAACCGATCTCACGCTTAAATGGAATGAGTTTAATGACAACACTTTCAGGCGTTGTGTGAACGACATGGCCGTTCTTGGAATGGCTGTCGTAAAAAGAACCAACGATCCTAACTACGGAATTAAAACAGACTACGTAGACCCATCCTCCTTTGTTCATAGTTACACAGAGGATCCTAATTTCACGGATATGGTTTACGCTGGGCATGTAAAGTCCATTCCGCTTCAGGAATTAAAGAGAATAGCTGGCGAAGAATTTAGTGAGGATCAGTGGAAGAAAATCAAGCAGTCAGCCCAAAAAAGAACTGGAAGCTCTGCAACTATAAATGATCAGTACTCTTACGACAAATCTAGAAACCAAAGTCATTTTGGGTATGACGACTACGTAGTTAAAGTTCTTGATTTTGAGTTTTTATCTGTGGACTCTAATTACTATGAGTCCAAAGAAAGCAGATACGGAAACGTAGGCTTTTATGATAAGGGTTTTTCTTATGAAGCTCCTAAGAGTTCTGTTTTTAATAGAAACTCTATCAAGATGGACAACACCTGTGTTTATGGGGGTTACTACATTCTTGGCACCGACTTTGTTTTTTCGTATGGCAAGAAAACCAACATACCTAAAAACATTCACGACATAACAAAAGCTTCTCTGTCTTATTCTGTTTGTGCTACAAACATGATGGAGATGGTTCCAAAATCTATGGTTGATAGCTGCGTTGGTTTTGCCGATCAGTTACAGCTAACACACTTGAAGATTCAACAAGCTGTAGCGAAGGCCAAGCCAGACGGTATTATCATTGATATTGAAGGTTTGGAAAATGTTCAGCTGGGCAAGGGCGGCGAGTTGCAACCTCTTGAATTGCATGACATTTACGAGCAGACAGGTGTTTTCTATTACAGGAGCAAGAACCCAGAAGGTGGGTTCCAGAACCCTCCGATTCGAGAAATAGGAAATAGCATAAGAAATATTAACGAGCTCATTGGCCTCTATAATCACTATTTAAAAATGATTAGAGACGCTACTGGAATTAATGAAGTGATGGATGCGTCATCACCTAAGAGTGATGATCTCGTTGGAGTTCGGCAGCAGGCGCTCGCCGCAGCAAACAATGCTATATATGATATAACAAACGCCTCTATGCTTTTGTATAAGAGAGTTTGTTCTGATGTGGTTAAATGCTTACAGGTCATTCATCCTGATTCAATTCTGTATAAGGTTTATGAAAATTCCATAGGAAAGGAAAATATGAAGGTTATTTCTTCATTCAGAAATCTGTCTATGTTCAACTTCGGAGTTAACGTAGTTAAAGAGATGGAGGAAGGGGAAAAACAATTCTTAGAACAAAATATTCAAATGGCTTTGGGTCAAAAAGAAATTGATCTTGAAGACGCTATTGCTATTCGCCAGCTAAAGGACGTTAACCAAGCCGAAAGGCTTTTGATTGTAAGAAGAAAAAAGAGAATAGCTCAGCAGCAGCAAATGGCTCAGCAGAACTCTCAGCAACAAGCCCAGGTTCAGCAACAGTCAGCACAAGCAGCTTCTCAAGCTAGACAGCAAGAGCTCCAGTTACAGGCTCAGCTAAACGCTCAGGAAATGCAACTAAAAGCACAGCTAGAGGCGCAGCTGGAGGGCGTAAAGCATCAGTATAGAAGGGAGATAGAAATTATTAGAGCTCAAGCCACACTTGGATTTAAAGAAAATGACGAAAACTTTAAAGAAAAGCTTGAAGTTTTAAAAGAGGATAGAAAAGACGATAGAGTCAAAAAACAAGCTGTCGAGCAGAGCAAGTTAATCTCTCAAAGACAAGGAGGTGAAACTTTGACACAAGAACAAACGATTTAAAATGGCAACTACTATAAACCTAGATACTTCTCAGAGGGTTGATATTGTCTGCAAAAGGGGCGATACTTTTTCTCTTCGGCTGACCCTAACTGATAATGCGACGCCTCCAGCTGCTAGCTTTGAAAGCGATGACACGTTTTTAATGCAAGTGAGAGACTCTGATAATAACGACGACACCACAGAGTTGTCCACTTCCCCTACTACTCCAGATCCAACCTCTCAGACTTATATAGACTTTACGTTTAGCGCCGCACAAATGAAAGCTATTAACGCTGGTCTTTACGTATATGATATTGAGCAAAAAACAAATGAGGGCGTGGTAACCACTTTAATTTATGGCACACTGAAAGTAAACGAAGATGTATCTATAACTCTTCCATAATCATGTGTCATGCCAGTAAGCGTAGATCAACCTTCAAAACTAATTGTATCTAGCTCCGATGGTGGGCTAATTAAAGTATCTATTGTTAGCACGACAGATACAAAACTGGTAAGCATAAATGAAGTCGCTGCAAATAACATAACTATATCTGGAGCTATTGGGGCTGGTCCTGCTGGCCCTCAAGGATCTCAAGGCGAGCAAGGACCCCAGGGTGAGACTGGTCCAGCTGGTGCTGACGGTGCAGATGGCGTTGACGGCGTTGACGGCGTTGACGGCGTTGACGGTCA